CCCGCCGCTCCGGCAACGTCCCCGTACTTGTTCTCAACTCCGGCGAGGCTCGTGATCATGCCCATGGCGTTGTCCTCGCCGAGGCTCGACCACAAGGTCGATGCTAGGTTCGCCTTGTCGTATCCGTCGGGCATCTTCGCGAGCTCACCCAGCACCGCCTCGAAAACCTGCTGGCCTGTAGCCCCTCCGGTCTTCCACGCCTCGAACAACTGCTGCGTCGATTCGGAGAAGCGTCCTATGCTCTCGTCCATGCGCCCGTCAACGAGCGATGTTTGGAACTCGTTGAGGAAGTCGTTCACCTTGTCGAGGTTGTACGCGCCGTTCTCGGTTCCCGCCTTGAGTATGGAGAAGTAATCCTGCGCGGAGAAGCCCATCTGCGCGAATCGCGGTCCGTACTCCGCGAGGTTGTCTCCCAGCTCGTCGCTGTAGTTGAGGCCGTCCTGCGCTCCGGCGACGAACAGGTCCATGGCGTCCTGCGCGGACATGCCGAAGCCGTCCATGAGGGCGTTCACGCCGCGAACGCTCTCTCCAACGTCCATTCCGAGGGTGTCGGAGAGCGTGAGTGCCGCCTGCGTCACATATTCGAGGTCTTGATCGTTGATGTCGCCGAGGTTCTGGCGAACCGTGATGAGGGCGTCGGACACGAGGTCTAGGGACTGGCCGAAGCCGTTCTCGTAGATTCCCTCTCCGACATCTCCCAGATGTTCCGCCTCCTCGGAGGTTAGTCCGAGCGCGGACTGGATGCGGGCGGTCGCCTGCTCGTAGCTCGACGCCGTGGTGAACGCGGCTGTGCCCGCCGCGATTATCGGCGCTGTGAGCCCGACGGTCGCCGCCGTTCCCGCCGACTTGAGGGAGCCAGACAGCTTCTGCGCTGCCTTGTCTCCCTCCGTGATTCCCTTCCAGCTAACGCCGTTCAGGCTGCTGTTTACGTCTTTTACGCCCTTCTCGACCTTGCTTGTGTCGAGTATGGCTTCGATGACTACGGAGCCGTCCATGCTCACCTCGCTGCACGCTTGAGGGCGGCGAACGCATCGCGCATCGCCGCGTCATTCCCTTCGTTCGTGCCGTGTGAGCTACGGCGTCTTCCGAGTGCGTACGCCCTGTGGAGGCGTTCCCACTCCTCTATTTCCTTCTTGTTCGCGTTCTTCTTTGCCGGCTTTGGCCTCGTCTTCGGATTTCGGTAGTAGATGGCCCTGCCGAGCGGAGTGTCCATCGAGCATCCGCCGACGAGGGCTATGAACTCCGAGAATCCGATCTTGTCGCGCACATCGTCCCAGTCGATTCCGTATTCCGCGCGGAAGCTGATGCGGATGTATGCCGCGTCCTCTACTGGGTCCCATAGCGGTTCCTCGTGAGGCTTGTCGCCTTTTAGGTCGATGCCGCATACATCCCACACTGCCGACTCTATGAGCCTGCCGAACTCGCGCGGGTCATAGTCGCACGCGAGGAACGCTTCGCGAACGTCCGCGAAGAACATGGGGATGAACTCCGCGGCCTTATCCTCCTCCGGCTTCTCATCATCCTGCAGTAGCGCGATGCACTTGAGGATTGTCTGGGCGTCGTCGCGCACCAGCACCTCCTCGCCGTTCCACGGGTAGGGGGTCGCGCTCCCTCCTTCTTCGAGCCTTACGCGCAGGGATGTGAGGTCGCAGGCGTTCACTTGCTATTCTTCTTCCCCTTGCCGCCCTTGATGACCTTGGGCTGGTTTCCGCGCTGCGCCTGCAGGAACGCCTTGGTCTTCGCGCTCTCCTGCGAGTAGTAGAGGCCGCACCTGCGAAGCTGCTCGTTCGTCGCCTTTCGTCCCAGCATCATGAGGAACGAGGCCATTACCTCGCCGAGCATGCTGGTGTACTTGGACGGCTCAATAGGCTCTCCGTCTCCCATCCACTTCAGCAGCTGGTCGTATCCCTCGATTCCGATGAACGCGACGATCACGCGCTTCTCAAGGTGCGTCATCATCTCGATGAGCTCCGCGCGGTCCTCCTCGTTCTCTGCTTTGTCCAGCTTCCGCTGTATCGACTGCGCGCGGTCGATTGCGTCCGATACCTTGGACAACATCGTTTCGATGCTGCCGTCATCGAAGTAGACGCGGTAGCGCGGTGTGTCGGGGTTGTCATTCGGGTCCTCGAAGTAAACGTCCTCGAACGGTCTCGATATACGGAGGATTTCCATTTGATAGTTCCTTTCTCTGCCCGTGAGCTAGGCATGAAAAAAGGGGCGCGGGCCGCTCACTAGCCCGCGCCCCCGTGATTCGGAGGTTATGAAACGTGTCGCTTACGCCGACTTAGGCCCGACCGTGACCTTCACGCTCTTCATCACGGACGGCTTCGATGCCGCTCGCACGGTGACGGTGGTCTCGCCCTCTGCGATGCCCTTCACGTTTCCGTCGCTGTCAACGGTCGCGATGTCCGTGTTGCCGGATGCGTAGAAGCATTTCGGGTTCGCTTCTTCCGGCGTTACGGACGCCTCGATCTTCTTTGTGGCGTCTACCGTCACGTCGATGTCCTCTGTCGTAATGCTCTCCGGCAGCTTGAGCTTGTTCGCTTTCGTGAACTTCGGGGAGCCCGCCGTCGCGATGGTGCATGCGAACGCTCCGAGCCCGGAAGCCTCTCCCTGGCCGCTGTTCGGAGTGAGGTTGAGCAGCGTGCATCCGCCCTCGATGATGTCGCCGTTCGCGGCGGTGTGGCGGAAGTCGGTCTTGCGCCCCTCGCCGGTGAGGAGTGCGCAGGAGGAGATGAAGTCTTGCGCGGGGTCTCCGTAGCATCGGTCTCCCTCTACCTCGTACTGAATCTGGGTGCTCGTAACGTCCGTGGTGGGCGTTCCGTACCCGTCGTAGTAGTCCTTGTCCTCGGTGCTCTCGTTTGGCGACGGCGTGATGCTCGTGATGCCTCGGGAGAGGATTGCCCACGTTGGGCTATCCGCGCCGGGGGTGATGTTGATCTCAAGGGCGTTCGCGTAGTTGCGTGCGAAGCCCAGGTCGCTCTTTGCCATCTATGGCCTCCTTCGTTACTGTCTGATGATCTGCACTACTAGGCGAGCAGCCCAAACGTGCCTCCTGTCGGTTCCCACCTTTATCTCCTCAATGTCGCCGTCGGGCTCCGCAGGAGCCGCGACCTCGTACGAGCCGTTTCCGCTCGACAGGTCTGCGGCGCGCAGGATGTCGGACGCGCGCTCGCATTCCGACATGGCCACGATGGGGTCGAGGTTCTTAGAGATGACCTGCAGGGTGCAGTTGACTCTCCGCGAGCCGTCGAAGTACGTGGCGACCGTCCTGGGAGGCATCATGCGGACCACAACTCCGTCCTTGCCGGTTATCCGGTCGATGCGCTGTCCCAGCACACCGTCCATTCCTGCGGCCTTGAGTGCTTCGACCGCCTTGCTGCAGATGTCTATGGTCTCGGTCATTTCTCCTCCATGAGCCTATGGGCGAACTCTTCCCACGCGCTCATGCGCTCATTCTTGGCCTCCTCGGGCCAGTGTGAGCGCGCGTTCGGGTTCTTTGTCTTGCGGATGCTGCTCTGCGGCAGGTCGTGGACGCGCTGGGCGTACGGCGTGTTCCACTCGATGCTCCCGGTTTCGTAGTCGCTCGCAAGAGCCTCCGAGTCCTGCAGCGTTCTCTCGTCCCTCGGAACGTAGTCGCGCATCTCGAACGCCACGCGCTCTGCGAACGCCTCCTGCTTCGCCTTGAGCTGTTCCGGGCTGAACCTGCGCTCGATTCCTGACAGGTCGATCTTGATGTTGCATGCCGCCGCCTTGCTCACTGCACGTCCACCTCCCAGTGGTGCGGTGTGCCGTCAGGGTGGTCGCACCTCTGCACGCTCGCCACGGCGTGTTTCTCGCCGTCGAATGCGATCAGGTCTCCTTCCATGACCTCTCCCTGGTACTCCGTCGCGTCTATGAAGACACGGGCTGAGCACCCGGATGTCATCTGGTAGTCGGTTGGTGACAGTGCTGCGCTGCGGTCTATGCGGCACCGTGGGATGGCCACAGGCTCACCGAAACCATCATCAGTCTGCCGTTCAAGCTCGACACGCTCCTGTCTCATGAATGCCGGTATTGGGGGTATTCGCACTCGGCTCACCCCATCCCCATGAATAGCAGGCCGCTTCCGACCAGCTCACCGTCTGCTGCGCGCGCCATGTCGACCTCCCATGAGGAGCCGCCGCCGTTCCCGCCGAAGCTCATGTTCACTGTGCCGGTGGTCACCGACGCGAGGCTGCCCGCCCCTCCTGTGAAGCCATAGGCGGCATCTACGTCGCAGGCTGCGCACACGGCGCGCATGTACGCGTCCATATCCTCTTCTGGGGAGTTTGGCCAGATTCGCTTGCGTACGTAGGAGACGGCATGGGGGAGGGCGGCGTCGAAGCCGCCCTCGTCGAGTTTGCCCCCGTACTGCTCGGAGTAGAAGCTATATGTCGGCTTGGTGCCCGCCATGCTTACGCCGCCGCGATATGGGCATAGATCTTGCCCTTCTGCTGCTCGTAGACGAGCAGGTCGTGGAACAGTCGCAGCTGCCACTTGTGGGCGTCCTTCTCCTGGTTGGTGTCGGGCGCGAAGTAGCGCAGCTTGCGATGGCGCTGGATGGCCGCTGCGGCGGATGGATGGACGATCATGAAGTTGATCGCCACCGCATCGTCAACCTTCTTGAAACCGCCGGCCTCCTGGCCGCTGGTGGTGCCGTCCAGCAGCGTGATCTTGTTCTGGAATCGCGCGGAGGGGACGGTCACGATCTTCATCTCGTCGAAGGTCGCGAACTGTCCATTCGGGTTCTCTCCCTGACCGATGCGCCAGTTCTGCGCCTTGCGGAGCAGGGTCTTGACGGAGGAGGTGCAGTAGAAGAGGCAGGTGGACAGGTCGACGCCCATGTCCTGTACGGCCTCCTCGCCCTTAAGCACCGCGTCGAGCGCGGCGTCCTTGTCCTCAAGCGCGGCGGCCACGGTGTTGCCGGCGTTGCCGGCGAGCGTGGCGAAGCGAACCGCGTCGACCTCGGGGATGACCTTCGTGCGCTCGAACTCCGCCATGACGTTTGCGGACACGATCGCCGCGCGCTCCTCGTCATCCATGGCGTCGATGTTGAACTCGCGGCCACGGTCATAGCGCAGCTTGTAGGTCTCCCAGTTGGTGGACACGGAGCCCTTGACGAAGCCGTTCTCTCGGCTGTAGTTCGCAAGCCCGTCCATCGCGATTGTGGCGATCTTGATCTCTCCAACTCCGCTGAACTCGCCCAGCAGGTCGCCGTTCATGTTCAGGTCGTTTGTCAGCGTCTCGCGCTCGATGATCTTGTCGAGTCGCGTAGTGAACTTGGAAGCGTAATCTCCCAGTGCCATGCGTTACTCCTTCTTCTTTATTCCGAAGGCGCGGTCGAGCTTTTCGTCCAGCGCCTTGTCGGCGTCCCCATCGGGCTTGAGGCCCGTGGAGCCGGTCTGCTTGTTCTTGCCGTCGGAGAAGAGGTACGGGCAGTCCTCCTTGAGCTTGGCCACGTCGCCGTCGTAGTCGTCGAGGAGAGCCTTTGCCGCCTTGGTGTTGCGGCACCCAGCGAGTTCGAGCTTGTGCGTTACCCGCTCGTCCTTCTGGTCGGCTTCGAGCTTCGCGATCTTCTCTTCGAGCGCCTTGCGCCCCTCCTCGGTCTTGGCGGCCTCCTCGATCTGCGCCTTGAGGTCGGCGATCTCCTTGTCCTTCGCGGCTATGTCGCGCTGGTACTTCTCGCGGTTGATGCCGGGCTGGCCGTGGCTGTCCTTGACTTCGCCCTCGCCGCCGCCTTGGCCTTCGGCTGCGGGCTTCGGGTCGCCCTCGGTGCCTCCCTGCGTGCCATCGCCCTGTTTGGGCTCGGTCTGCGGGTCGGTGACCTGCGGCTCGGTCTGCGTCTTGTTCTCGTCTGCCATGTCCTTCTCCTTACCTAGGTTTGTTTGCGCGCTTCCCTGCGCGGTTTAGGTGGGTTTTTTGCGCGCTCCCACGCGATACGGAGAAGTTACCGAAGGTGTCGCTTCGCGTGCGCCCATGAAAAAAGCCGCCCGCAGGCGGCTCGTGATGCTATTGATTTCCTGCCTATGCGCCGTACGGCGTTCCAGCTGGGTAGTCCGGAAACGATTCCTCAAGATAGTCGCGGCCCGTTTCGATGCTTTTGGTCATGAGGCCCAGCGCCTCGCTCGGAGAGATTCCGCATCCCTCCATCCCCCAGTCTGAATCCGGGAACTCCCTGCGATAGCGCCCCCACGTCTCGATCAGCTGCTCGTCGTTCCATTCCATGGCTAGAATCCTTTCATCATGTTCACGAACACATCATAAGTTTTCGGAAGGTACCGCTTCAACGTCTCAAGTGCCTGCGGGTTCGCCATGGAGCACTCGAAGAAGTGGGCGAAGGTCTCTGTGGCAAGCGACTGCGCTCCCCACCTTCCCTTCCAGTAGGACTTTCGGTGGGCGGGGAGGGCGTAGTCGCAGCACGTTCCGCTTGTCGCCCCGTGTATGATGTCCGATAGCCCGCCTATGAGTTCAGGGGTGGAGCGATACAGCGCGATGATCTCGCGGGTCAGATGCTCCTTCGCCTCGTTGACGCTGCCGTAGCCCATCGTCTTCTTGATGGTGCGCAGCATCGCCTGCACCTCTTTCTTCGCGGTCGCTCCCAGTCCGGCGGCTTCCGACGCGTACTGCATGGCCTGCCCGTTCCTGTGGTCGATATAGTGCCCGTATTCGTGGAAGAACGTCTGGTATGGTGCTTTGTCCTTTCGGTAAGCGAAGCCCCTCGCGGTGTCATCCATGTTCAGCGTTATGCCGTGCGTTCTTGGACTGTAGTACGCCTGACCTCTCGATGCCGTCGTGCTGTCTAGCTTCAAGTCTGCGAGAGCTCCGTCGAACGCTCGCTTCACGTCGGCATTTTTGCACGAGTCGGCTATCGTCGCTATCTCCTTCGCGCTTGCGTTTGCTATCCCTTTTCCCTGCATCACCTTTGCGGATGCCGTTGCACTGCGCGGGGCCTTCTTCTTTGCGGTCTTCGCATTCCCCTTCAACCCTGCTATTGCGCGCTTGAATATGCTCTGCTGGTTCGCCTTGCTCAAGTTCCGCCAGTTCTTAGGGTCTATTCCTTGGCTCTTCAACTCCGCAGACAGGGCCTTCTGCGCTGCCGACTTCGATATGCCGCGCGCCTTGAGCATCTGCTTGACTCCATCGCCGTCCATGAACTCCTTCATGGTGCGGCGGCTCGCGTCTGTCTTGCGCACCTTCGGCATGTCGCCCGCCCACTCGCGCCTCGGGCTGCGCTGCAGCACCGGGGCGATTCCTTTTCCGTTCGCCTCGTCGATGTAGCGTCTCATGCCCTCCTGCTGCCCGCGCAGCTTGGCCTTGAGGCGTTCGACCTCCGCGATGTTTGCGAGGCTCGCGTCCTTGTCCGCTATGATCTGCGCTCCTGACAGCTCGCGCTTGGTTTTCCTGATTTCGCGCTCGCGTCTGCGCTGCCCCTGCGTGAGACTGTATATCTCGTCGTTGTCCAGTCCGCTCGGGTGGCTCGGCTCCGGCTCGTATTTTCGAGGCGTGCCTGGGAGCCACGGTCCGAAGCTGTGCCGGCAGTTCGCTCCGCCCAACCCGTCTACCTTGCCGTAGCCTGTCTCCGCGTAGAAGTCGCGGTAGCGCACGCCGTCGATGGTCACGTCTCCGTTGAGCGAGTAGACGCGACCCTGCCACCGCGCGTGGCTAGGGCGCGCACCTCCATGGCTCGACACCTCCACGAGGCGGATTCCCGCCTGCCCGCACACGTCGAGCGTGCGTCGCATGCCGTCCTGCGCTATCTGCGTGCGCACATGACGGCGAACGGCAACGTCGATATTGTTGGTCACTGTTTGCTGCCCGGTGGTCGGGTCTCGGTAGGTAACGGTGGACACGCCATCGCGCATCATGCGGCGCACCGCCTGGTGTATGGCCCTCTCCGCCGTCTCCGCTCCTGTGTTCACCTTGGTGACTGCCTCCGCCACGCACCGGTTCCACAGGTCGAGCGCGCCCTGCGCCATGTCCACGTTGTCGCGCTCAAGGATGGCCGCTATGCCTCGCGCGGTCAGCTCCACCTGTCGGGGGAGCGTCTGCGATGCCGCCGTGGCGGCCCCCGCAGTCGCGCCCATCGCCGCCACATCAGCCGCGTCGCTCCGAGATATTGCGTCCTCCACGGTGACACGCACGGCCTCGTTCACCTCGCTGCGGTGGCTTTCGATGAACTCCATGAGGCGAGGGGCGGCGGACTGCGCGAGGAGGTTCACGGCGGTCGCGCCGCGCTGCCCTAGCTCTTCTATGTCCTGGTCTAGCAGGAGGCGGCACAGGTACGCGAGCATGTCGGCCTCGATCTCTCCGTACACGCCGGCCACCATGTCGCCCGCCTGGTCGAGGTATTCGGGACCCAGCATCCTAGAACCCCATGTCCAGCACGGTCTGCTCCGGCATGGCGGCCTTCGCCTCTTCGTCGCTCAACCCGTAGAAGCGCGCGAGGTACATCCACTTCGGCACAACCCCCGCCGCGATCTCCGCGAGCATCTGCGTCTTCTCCGCCTGCGTGTCCGTGATGATGCTGTCATCCCACGATATGGCCACGGGCTCGAATCCCTCCGCGACGCCTGCGCCCATGTGCAGGCGGGCGCACTCAACGAGAGCGGTGAGCAGCTTGCCCAGCTCCTTTCCCAGAGCGTTCTCGTGGTTGCGGATGTTGCGCATGAGGGCGCTGTTGTCGGCGCTCACCTCTGTGGCCGTCTTGAGGCCGCCCGTCTTGTCGGGCTGGAAGTACTGCGAACCGAAGCCGCACTCGTCTCCCAGCGCGGCGCAGGCGTCGGCGTACACATCGTGGATGGAGGAGGTGCGCATCTGCGGCGCGAAGGCATATGGCTTGCCCTCCTCACCGATAGATGCGGCCGTGAGGCGGTACAGGCGCTGCTCGCGGTTGCCGAACGGCACGGGTCGCTTCTCGCCGCCCTCTTCGGTTTCCACATCGATCATGGTGTCCGGAATCATCAGCACGGCGCGCAGCAGGTCGGTCTCGTCGTAGAGCGCAGTCCACGCCGTGTCGAGCATGCGCATGGTGTCGATGGCGTCGTGGAACACGCTCACGCCGTAGGGGCTTGTGTCCTGCACGGTATTGTCTATGGCGGGGGAGAGCAGGCAGAAGGTCCTCATGGCGCATTCCGTGTCGAAGTCCTCGATGATGCCCAGCGCCTCGGGGCTCTGCGGCTTGCCGTCGCGCCACACCTTCGTGACGATGTGGTACGTTCCAGTCTCGCCGTCCACCACGTGCATCTGCAGCTGGACGGCCTGCTTGCCCTTGATTGTCACTCGGGTGCAGAACGCGCACTCCGTGGTTCCATCCTCGTCCCATGTGAGCGGGAGCGTCATCTTGGCGTCGTAACGGCGCACCCTGATGGCCGTCTCCTCGTCTCGCACGTCGAACCACAGCGCCATGGCACCGGTGCCCATGGCGAACGATCTCTCGATGCCGCGCTGGAACAGCGCGTAGAGCCCGGTATCTTCGCAGTATCCGCGCACCCACTCGTTCGCGTCGGCGCTCTCGCTCACTGCCTGCATCTCGTTGGCTATGAGCGACGCCCACTCTCGGCATACTCGGCGGGCGGGTCGCAGCGAGAGCTTCTGGCGCTCGTGGCTGCGGCCGTCAACGCCCAGGTACTTCTCCTTGTAGAACGGGTGCGTCGCTGTGTACCACTGGTACCACTCCGCGATGTGCGTGCTCATATCGGGAGGCATGGCGTAGCCGCGCGAGGTGATCTCCTCGCTCACGTACGCCGGCACCTCGAACTGGTTGTCTGCCATGGTCTATCACCTTCCTGCGTTCTTGTACGCCCCGCGCCTCGTAACCACGTCCATGAACGCGTAGCGGGTCGCATCTATCCAGTGGTCGTTCCCGTCGGGGTAGTCCCCGGAGTACTCTCCCGTGTTCTCGTCCATCTCGAACTCCGCCTCGCGCACCTCGCGGGCGAGGTTCGGGCACCGCTTCGGGTCGATGACCCACGTGACTGACTGCATGAAGCGGTAGCTCATGGTTCGCAGACCGCCCTTGCCCGCGCTCCGTGCGTCCACGCCCTCGTCTCGCTGCGCCTGAATCTGGTCGGGGGCGGCGTCATCGGACAGCACGCGCAGCCGGTGGTAAGCAGGCTCCTTCGGGCTTCCGTCCGGGTTCTTGCCATCGCTCCACGTGAGCGCGGTCCTGATGCGCGCGGCCGCCTCGGTCGGGAGCACCTTGTTTCCGCCCAGCTCCGCGAACGTGATGATGCGGTGCTGGCCGGGCTGCCACTCGGAGAGCGTGAACGCCCACGGGTCTGGGAACCACCCGAAGTCCTGGCCAGCGTGCAGACGCTCGAACGAGGCGACCTCCTCGTCGGTCACATCGCGGAACTCAACGCGGTCGAATATCTGCCCTCCGTAGCCAACGGGCTCGCCCAGGTACTCGTGGCGATAGGCTTGCTCGTCGGTCTCCTTGAGGTCTTCGGCGTCGGCTATGAACTGCGCCCCCAGCCACTCGGGAGGGGCGTCTAGGTAGCAGCTCTCGAACACCTCCTCGCCGGATTCCCTGCGGCGGTCGGCCTCGCGGTTCGCCCAGTTGTCCCTCGTGCGCGGCGGGTTGTAGGTGTAGACCACGAACGTGCGCTCTCCTCCTCGGGCGGCTGACTGGCGCACGGTGCGAATCTCGGACATGCCCTTGAATTGGTCGGTCTCCTCGAACCAGAGGAAGCCGATGTGACCGAAGGGCGGCTTTAGGCCCTTCGACTTGTGCGGGTCGTCGCATCCGGCGAAGAAGATGATCTGGCCCGTTGCCTTCTTGCGAATCTTGAGCGTGGAGACGGGCATCTCGTATTCATCGTCAAGACCTAGTTCATGTATCGCCCACACCACCTGCGCGTACACTGCATCGCGCAGGCTGTTCTTGCGCTTCATGACTGCGGCGGCGTGCTCGCCAGGGTGGTCTTCGATGTGGCGCACAAGCTCGATGGATGCCCATGAGCTCTTGAGAGAGCCGCGCCCGCCCTTGCACCAGAACTCTGTCTGCAGCTCGCGGGCTATGAGCATGTGGGGCCGGAAGAAGTCGCGCCCGATCAGCAGGGCGAAGTCGCGCGTGAACTCCCCGCGTTCCTCGGGCTGCTCCTCTGGCAGCGCGTCGAGCAGCGTCTTGCCCAGCTGCGTCACGGCGTTGACCGCCACGTAGTCGAGTGGCTTGCCGTCCTCTGCCCTGCGCACGCGCTCAACGCCTGCCTCGAAGGTCTCGCTCATTCCGGCTAGGACTTCCGCGCGCGTCGTGGTCGCCTTCTCTGCTGCTGCGCGCTTGAGGGCGGCTATCCTACCCTTGACCTTCCCATCCGCCTCAAGCTCGCAGGCGCGCTTGTCCACCGTCTCGGGCTTCCATCGCGCTCGGTCCGGATATGCGGCGAGCATGGCCTGCCTCTGCGTCAGGCCCTCCACTCGCTTCTGGCAGTACACCTCGTGGCGCGGGTTCGCCAGCGGTATGTCCTTTGCGGCGACTTCCACACGCCCCTCCTTGCATCTTTTATCGAATCCCCCGCATCACAGCGGGAGCCGCCCCGAAGGACGGCTCCCTGTGCCCCGTGCGGCGGAGGATGACCGCACGTCTATGTTCTCGAAGGTGTCGCTAGTCCTCGAACACTATGGTCCCGTCGTCGTACTCTTCGGAGAGCCACGCCAGATATTCGTCTCCGCTGTCGAAGCTGCGCACGAGCTGCGAGCTCGTCGTGAACTTCGACATTTTGCGGACCTCGTACACGAGCACGCGGACGGGGAAGCACAGCCATTCGACTTCCATTTTCGCGGCGACCTCCGGGGCCCCGAAGTAGTGCTCCCAGTTCGTCATGGCTTATACCGCCGCCATGAGAGAAAGCAGCCACGCGAAGAACTGCGCTGCGTATTGCATGGCGCAGAAAAGTGCCCACAGCGCAAGCGCGTCGATGATGATCGCCACGATGGTCAGCGCGAGGCAACCGTAGCCGCAACCGCTCTCTCCTTCTGCGCAGGTTCCACCGCATCTCTCCCATGCTTCCTCATCGTGCTTCATCGGGGCCTCCTCCGCACCACTCCGCCACGGTCTTGAGCGGGATGCCCAGCTGCGCGCACACGCCGCGCTCGCACCTCGCCCCCTTCGAGCCGAACACGCCGGGAAGCTCCGCCACGCCGTCGTACCGAGGCTTTCCGCGGTACATGGACAGCATCTCCCGTATGGAGGCGCGCATGGCGCTCTGCCACGGCGCTCCCTGCTCGATCTTGTCGTGGGGGATTGTGACCTTGAATCCGGCCTCCTCAAGCTGCCGGCGGGCCTCCTCGAACTCCTCGCGGTTGTCCCCCTCATGCCCCGAAACGGGACCGATGACGTAAAGCCTCATCTCATAGCCTCCTTGAAAAGCGCCTGCGCCTCCTTTACGGAGCATTGGATGGCGCGCGCTATCTCGTCGAACGTGCAGCCGCTCTTCACCCGCATGCGGTACACATGCTTGGCGAGCTGGTAGCGGTTGCGCTTCGCTTCCTGTTCCTTCATCTCTCTCCGCCCTTCATGCGGTTCTTGCTCGTGAGGTGGAATCCACCGCAGTAGGGGCATCGGTACCAATCCATCCCCAGTCGCGAGCCCGCCCTCATGGCTGACAGCTCGCTCGCGAACCGCGTCTTCTCGGAGCACATGCGCCTCTTGCGCGCGGTGCGCCGCCTGTGGTGGTGCCTGCCGTTGCTCACGGCTCTCGCCTTCTCTCGCCCCATGCGCAGAACCCGTCCGGGTCAGGGTGGACGAACGCGAACACGCCCGTGCACTTTGACGGAGCGTGCGTCGAAGGATTCTCAGGCCTGAAGTGGACGCAGTCGCGGCAGCGAACGATCTCTCCTTCGACCCGCTTCATCGCTCGTCGCTCCTGATGATCGGCATGACATCTCCCGCCATGTCGATGAATGTGCTGCAGCGCGGCCAGTCGGGGTCGGGACCGCTGATGGCCTCAAGCGCGTCGGTGAGGTGCTTGCGCGCAGCCTCGATGCGTATGCGCGCCTCCGCCGCGTCGTTCTTCTCCGTCATGTTTCCTCCTATTCCTCGAACCCCTCGCAAGCGGGGCTTTCAGGGTCTACCTCTTCAAGGTCGCATTCGTCGCACGTGCAAACCTTGGCCGTGGTCTTGTCGAGCATCCTGCAGTCGCTGCAGTTGCGGCACTCTCCGCACTTCCTGCCCTCCCACGGGTCGGGCGCGTTCCACGGAGCCATCGGGTCTCCATCGAAGCACCCGGGCGGGAGGTTCCACCCGCTCGCGGGCTCGTAGTCGCTCATCGCCATCTGCGCCTCCTCTGGATGGTCTTCCTGGCGGCCTCGACCGTCATGCCCAGCCGCTCGGCTATCTGCCACGCGGAGAGCCCCTCGTCGGCGAGCTCCCTGGCACGCTCGCGCCTGTGGCGGCGCTCCTCGCGCTCGAACTCCTCGACCGTCATGCACAGCACTCGCGCCACCTCCTCAAGGGCCTCCATCCGTCCATCTCAAGGGCGGCAGCGTAGCTCGCCGGCTCGTCCAGCAGCAGGTACTCAAGGTGCCCGCCGACGCCGCCCAGCATCCGTCCGTAGTTGCCGAAGTTCCCCGGCACGGCCTCTCCCGGAACCCACCGGAAGTGCAGCCTGTTCGCGTGCGCGAGGCCGTGGCAGTAGGGGCGTCCGTCCGCGTCGGAGAGGTTGTTTCCGAAGCCGCACAGCGTGATCGTGGGCTTCTCGACCTCCACGCCCGCGCGGTAGAGCCTGCCCGCGCCCCTGCGGACCATGTGGTGCTGGTTGAGCGGCGCGTACCTTCCGCACACCGCGCAGCGGTCGAGGCGGATGCTCGGCGCGCTCATGAGCGGCACGAGGATGGCGGGCAGCGTGTCAACCTTGGCCATGGAGCCTCCTGTCCGCGCCCCTCATCTCGTGCTTGGCGCACATCTCGGAGAGGCGGCTAACGATGGCGAGGGCGGTGTCCACGTCGCCGTTGCGCGACAGCCTGCCTCCCAGCGCCTTGAGGTCGTACTGCGATGTGACGACCACCGGCCTCATGGTCTCGTACCTGTCGTTGACGACGCGGAACACCTGCGTGAGCGTCCAGTCCGTCGGCGGCTCCTTGCCCAGGTCGTCTATCACGAGGAGGCCGCACCGCGACAGGCCGGATAGCACGTCCTCCTCGCTCGCCTGCGTGCCGAACGTGCCCTTGAGGCGGGCGATGATGCCGGGCATGTCCGTGACGCGCACCCGCATGCCTTCGTCCACCGCCATGCGGGCGACCGCCGAGGCGAGGTGCGTCTTGCCGGTGCCGACCGGCCCGAACACGTACGCGCCGCGCCCCTCACGCACGCCTGCCATGATGCCGCCCGCCATGGGCGACTCCGCATCCAGGAACCTCGGCCTGATGCCTGCGCGCCGGTACGCCTCACGGCGCTTCTCGGCCTCCTCCCGCTCCCTGCGCTCGTTCTCCTCGCTCATGCGCTCGATGCGCTCGCGCTCCGCCTCCGGGCAGTGGCACGGCTCGAAGCCGATCACGTGCGGCCCCTTGGCCCCGAACATGGCGGGCAGCACCATGGGCTTGAGCTCGCGGCCGCAGTGCGGGCACCGCCTAGTAGGCTGCGAACGGGTCTCCATGCGCCCTCTCCTTCCTCGGCTTCGGCCTGTTCAGGTAGCTCTCGAACTTCGGCCCGAAAAGCGTCTCGGGGCGCAGGTACGCGCTCATCTTCGGGTCGTCGACCCACGCCGCCGCCATGGTGTCGATGACGGCCTCGAAGTCGGGGAACCGGAAGCCCTCCGCCCATCGGGCGCGGATGAGCTGCCGCGTCTTCTTCGAGGTCGGGCGGTACGACGTCCCCAGCGCCCCGTTGAGGGCGGCCACGATCTCCGTGTAGGGGATTCCGCCGTTCTCCTCCCCGCACCCCTCCTCCTCGGAAGGGGAATCAGGAAGAGGAAGATAGGAAGAGGAATATATATCGCTTGCCTGTTTGCTTTCGGCGTTGCTTTCCTCTTCGCTTTCCGGTTCGCTTGGCGTTTTGCTTGCCTGTTTGCTTTGCCGTTTGCTTGACTGTTTGCTTGCTGTTCTGCTTGCCGACTTGCTTCCGCCCTCGCTCCCTGCCACGATGCGCTTGCGGCTCTTGTCGAGCACTGGGCGCACCATGGCTAGGGCCATCCTCTGGGCGTCCGTGCGGGGCGACGGCTCCTCTCCCGTGCGGAGGTAGCGCACGATCATGCCGATGAGCTCGTCGCCCTCGCGGCGGTTGCCCAGCTGCAGGGGGCCGTCGATGAGCGAATCTAGGACCTGCACGCCCATCACCACGCTATGCCGCGCAGCGTGCCAACGATGCCAGCCAGGAGCATCGAGCACAGCAGCGCGACGGCGAGGAGGGCGAGCAGGAGCAGCGACGCGCAGATTGCCGCCGCCGCGACCTGCTGGAACCTCTTCACTGCTCTCCTCCTAGAACGGGATGTCCTCGTCGTACACGTCGATGACGGGCGGCTGCTGCGCCGCCTGCGGTGCAGCCTGCGGGGCGTACTGCCGCTGGGCGGGCGCGGGTGCCTTGGCGACCTGCTGCGAGCCGTAGCGCGGAGCTGGTGCCGCCTGCTGCGGGGCGTACTGCTGCTGGGCGGGCTCCGGCGCCCTGATGACGCCTATCTCGCGCACCTTGAGGTACGCCTTGGAGCGGTTCTGGCCGGTCTGCTTGTCCTGCCAGCTGTCGTAGGCGAGGCTTCCCCACAGGAGGAGCAGAGCGCCCTCGACTATGTTGCGGGCTTTGTCATCGTTCTGCCCGTTGTGCCAGTACTCGCAGTCGAAGAACTGGGGCGTGTTTGATTTGGTTTCGCGGTTGTAGTTCGGGCTGTTGACAGTGAAGCGCGTCACAAGCTGTCCGCTCTGCGTAGAGCGGGTCTCGACGTTCTTGGTCACGTAGCCGTCTAGGGTGAAGTCTTTCACAGGTATCCTCCTTGGGTGACGTTCCCGCTGTTCCATATGCGGGTTATCTGCGCGTCCACCATGCGGATGCGCAGCTTGTAGACGTTGATGGCCTCTTGGCTCGCCTTGTAGATTGCCTCGGAGCAGTCGCGCAGCTTCTTGAGTTCCGCTATGTCCTCGCGCCCACGGCACAAGTCGCTCGTGATGGTGACCGGCGTGCCCTTCCGGCGCTCGTCGAGGATGGCGAGGCGGAGCGCCTTGCGATACTCCGCCTCGTTCTCGGCGTACTGGCAGCCGCTGGTCTTGCAGACCTCAAGCTCCGCCATGAGCTGGTCTGTCAGCTCGTCGAGCTGTTCGTACAGCTCCTGCATGGCCTACTCGATCTCCCAGGACGGTGCGGGGCAGCACCCTGGGCTCGCGGTGAAGGCGGCGTACTGCTCGGAGCTCTCGAACTGGTAGCGCGTGCCGCAGCTCCTGCAGTGGGCGATGAACGGCCCCTGCTGCGGCGGCTGCTTCTGCTCCTTGGCCGGCGAGAGCTGGTCGGGGTCGCTCTCTCCGTCGATGGCGAACACGCCGCAGAGGGCGTACTTGCGCGCGTAGCTCGACGCCATGCCGGTAACCTGCGCGTCGTCGCTGCCGTTCTTGTGCTCCGCCTCGCGGGCGAACGCGGAAACGGTGAACATCTCTCCCGGCTCATCGGTGAAGAACACGCAGACGGTCGACTTCACGTAGTAGCGGTCCCCGACGTTCACCACCTCATCGTGCATGAAGAAGCTGATGCCCGCCTCTTCGCACGGCTTCTTGAGAGCCGCCACGATGTCCTCGAAGCTGCGGTAGTTGAACTTGCCGAACTCGTTGTACTTGTCCTTCGGCACCACCACAGAACGCTGCACCTGCGCGATGGCGCTCATGATGCTGCGCGGCTGCTCGTTGCTATCAGGCATTGAAACCTCCGATCTGGCGGCGCTCCTTCTCGTACGCCTGCTCAAGCGTCCCCGTTACGAACTTGCCTGTCACTCTCGGGTTGAGGCTCCCGCAGAAGCGCCCGATCTGCTGCATCTGCTCGCGCGACGCAGCGGTTATGACCATGACGCATGGAACGTACTCTCCGCCCGGTGCCGCTACGGGAACTGGTGCGGGCTGCACCGGTGCCATCGGAACTGGCTCCGGAACGTCCGTTTCCGGCTCCGGAGCGATGGGCACGGGCTCCGGCGCGATGGGTGCCGTCTCCTCCGTAGGAACCGTCTCCGGCTCCGTGTCCGGCATCGCATCCTCGAACCTGCTGTCCACGGCCTCGTGCAGCTCCGCTATGCGCTCGTCTGCAGCCTGCGCCTCGCGCGCGGCGTTGGGCGCGGAGCCGATGTCCAGCGTCTCGAAGAAGACGCGCTCCGCCGTCTCGTAGTGGGGCATGGCCTTCTGCGACTTCAAGGTCTCCCAGTCGCCAGCGATCTTGGTGACCTTCTCCTCTATCGCGTTCTTGGCCTTCACCTCTCCGAAGGTCTTGTTCAGCCACCGCTCCTCATGGATGCGGTCGTATGGGACAACTGGGACGAGCAGGCCGGCGAGGTCTTCGTAGAACTCCTTGAGGATGGCGTACGCTCTGTCCTTGCGCTCCTCCTCCGCCTCGTCAAGCTGCTCCTTGATGTTCGCGCTCGCTGCCTTGACCTTCGCTGTGATGGCGTTGGCCTTCGCCTCGAACTCGTCGTAGGGACGCATGTACTCGCGTTTCACGGCCTTGCGGCGCTCGTCTATCTCCTTGGCTATGCCGTTGAGATATGTGCGGTCGCGTTTCGCCTGCTTGATGTTCTCCGCATCAGAGAGGTCGTAGCGGGCATCCTTGTAATCGGCGATCAGCTTGTCCACTCGCGCGTCGAGCGATGCGAAGTTCGCCTCGATGGCAGCGGGGGTGAACGACACGGCGAGGCCCTTGTCCTCGACCGCTTCGGCCTCGATGACCTCCGCCTCGACCTCTACGGGCTCTTCCTTCTTCGCCCTAGCCATTCTCTTCTCCTTTCATGGCGGTGCGGCAGGCTTCCGCCGTGCGCTTCTCCGCCTCCGTCAGCTCGTAACCGTCAGCCTCCATCGCTTCGAGCAGCGCGATCATGTCCTTCGCCGCTCTGCGCCACACGTACTCGGCTCCTCCGCCGTTCAGGATGTTCCACACCCCGTACGCGGTCGGAAGTGACAGGGACTCGTAGCCCAACGCGGTCGCGAGAGGGCATGGACCCGTCTCGATCTCCACGTGCGCCTTCTGCTCAAACTCGGATATGTCTCGGCTCTCCACTGCCTTCCTCGCGAGCATGCGCGAGGTCTTCTTCATGGAGAGCACGTCGCCGATGCGTTCGCTTATCCATGCGACACGCGCCTTCATGGCGTCATCGAACGCGGCGTAGAAGTCAGCCTTTTCCTGCGCCTCTCGCTGCGCCTCCTTATCGATCTGCTCGTCGTCTCTCGCGAGCTTCATGAACGTGAGGCCGTACTGGGTCTCCACAGCGACGCACCCGTCGCCGTGCCCTTCGAGGAACGAGTCGAGCTGCCCGCTGTCGTAGATGCTGAACGTGCGCTCCGCCTTATAGCCCTCCGGGGTCTTCTCGGCGATCTCCACGCCCGCATCCTTCGCGGAGGCGACCATCCGCGCTATGGCATCCCTTCGGTTGCGCTCCGCGACAAGGCCCTCGTATATGCGGTGCCACTCCTTCGGCGAGCAGTCGCGCAGCTTTGCAGCAGCCTCGGGGTCTCCCTCGAACTCGCCGATGGCGATGAGGCGGTCGATGGTCATGTCGTAGGCAGCGTCACCTGCGTCCTTAACCGCCTTGCGAGCGCGCTTGACCTTTCCCGCGTCCATTCGGGCGACCGCAGCTATCTCGTCGTCGGGGATGTCGAGCGCGAGCATTGTCTGAACTCCACGGCTCATCTCCTCCTCCGTGAGAGCGCGCTTCGCGTCGGTTTCGACCATCGCCTTGGCTGCCTCCTGCCGCGCGGTCTCCGCGTCGGCGAGGTCGTCGAACACGTCGGCGTAGAACCTCTTCGTGCCCAGCTTCTTCATCGCCCAGTAGCGACACTCGCCGTCGATGATCTGGTAGATGCCGCCGTCCTTGTAGAGAATTGGGCGCACCCGGGGCTGGCCTGGGTTGAGCTTGTTGAACTTGAACTGCTCGGCGAGCTGTGCGATGTACTCCTGGCACTCCTTGCTCGTCACGTCGCGCGGGTTCATCCGAACGTCGCCCTCTTGGTACGGGTAGACATCCTCGATGTCCACAAGCTGCATGAACTGCACTAGCCACGCACCCCCTTGAGGATGTCCAGGAGCGACACCGCGCGGCCGAACTCGACCTCGAAGCCGATGCTTCCCCCGGAGCTGTCGATCAGGTGCGCGATGGCGGCCATCTTACCGAGACCGTGCGCGTCCTCGCGCATCTCCTCGTACGCCTTCTCGCCACGGTCGCCGTGGATGATCTCGTCCGCCATCGCCGCCGCGCCCAGGCAGATGCCCCTGCGGATGATGGCGTCGATGAGGTCTTCCGCGTCCTTCTCATCGAACGCCTTGTAGATGCGTTCGAGGCACGCCTCGATGTCCTTTTCGGTCATCATCTTGAGCGTGGGCTTCTTCTCACTCATGCTGTTTCCTCCTGATGTTGTCGTTGACCTTCTTCTGGATGCGCTCCTTGCGCTTCTGAGCCGCCTTGACCTTTCGCTTGAGGTACGCCGACGCCCATCGCTCCATGGCCTCGTCGTAGTCCTCCGAAGCCCTCGCCCTCTCGTAGGCGTCCATGCCATCCGTTTGGGGCTTCTTCGGCATCGGGTCGGCTCTCGACTCCCTCTCCGCCTCCGTCCTTTCGTAGATCGCGCGCTGCTCCGGCGTGAGCTCCGCCATGAGGTCGGAGATGCGCCACTCGATGTCGGCGAGCTGCCTCTTGAGTCGGCACGGCTCGCATATGCCCGTGTCTCCGAGGGTCGCCCTCCTGCATCCGCAGACCGGGCAGGTCTCAAGTCTCGGCTCGTAGTAGCGGGTGGTCACGCGGTATCCGAGGCTCCGCAGGCGGTCCACTGCGTACTTGAGCTGGTTCTTCGACAGCTTCAAGCGCCTGCGCAGCTCGCGCTCCGGCATAGTCCCGGCGAGTTCGGCTACCTTTTTGAGTTCTCCCGTGGTCCATGCCTTCGCCTTGGTCATGCCGTGCGCACCTCTACCTCGATGCGCGGGTGCTGCTTGTCGTAGTCGAACCTGTCGGCGAGTCCCGCCACGTACCTGGGCGTGTCGTCGCGTATGACCCCTGCGCGGACGAGACCGTCGAGGATGAACTTCTTGGCGAACGCCACGTTGTCCATGTCCCTGCGTCGGTTCTCCTCGACCCATGTGAACGTGATCTCAACGCGGCTGCTGAAGCTGGGCATGCGCTGCTCAACGGCGGCGATGCCGGCGCGCTCCGTCTGCTGCTTCTTCATCTTCGATGCGGCGAAGCGGTTCGACCTCTCGGCGCGCACGTAGTCGTTCAGACCTGGCATCCTGCCGGGTATGACCATGCGCGCCCTCATCGGACGCCCCTCTGCACGTCCCATACGGCCCGCGCCTCCGCGAGCGAGCCCGCGACGAACTCGTCCTTGCCCACGATGTCGTTCCAGAACTGGACGAGCGGCACCTGGTCGATGGGCGTGTCGCGGAAGCTGATGGCTGACAGCAGGCTTGGGCGCTCCATGACCATGTAGCGCGTGAGGACGCTCCACAGGTTGTGGTCGCGCTTAAACTCGCTCGCGAGCCTCACGTCCATGCCGTAGCGACGCGCTAGCTCGTAGACGTTGCCGCGCTGGATGAGGTCGCCCTCCTCCATGAGGTAGCCGCAGAAGTCCTTGAGCTTCTGCCACTTGTCGGGGTGCAGCCGCACCCAGTGGCATGCCTTGGCGACCATCTGGCGGGCGCGCTCCTCGGGGCTCATAGCGCCCTCCACACCCAGACGGCAGCACCGATCATCGTCGCCGTGAGGCCGCCGATGATGGCCCACGACGGCACGGGCTCAAGCAGCCAGATGAGGAATGCGGCCGCGAGCATTGGCAGGATTCCCGTCATCGTCAGTGCCATGAACGCCGTGAGCAGCCATTCCTTGGGGCCGTGCGGGCATCCGTCTGCTAACATGATTCTCGGCTCAGCTACGAGCCGATCTTGGCGGGGGTGCGCGTGATGCTGGCAGGCTGTGGCGCGCCCCCTCCCTGTCTTGATCGTCTCCATTCTTTGAATCTCCTCTCGTTTTCGGGGCACTTGTAGAACTCGGCCATGGCCGTGCGGATCGCGCGGCACATGGCGCGCTGCGCCGGGGTCACTAGTCCTCGGCGGGTTCGACGGAGATGGAGCCGTCCTCCACCTTGTAGGTGACGCCCATGACCTCGAAGAGGCAGTGGCGCGAGGGGTCGGTCGCGTCCATCTCGATCGGGTTGACCAGGTACTCGCGGAAGCCGAACTGCTTGTACGCGAGCTTCTTCACGCGCTCGATGTCTTCCGTCGCCGAACGCAGGTCCTTGGTCTTGCTTGCCATCTGTGGCTCCTTTCCAGTGAAGTTTAATTACACCCAGAATAGAAAAAAATATCGGATATATCGACGCCCAGAAAGTCGGCGACCTTCTTTGCCGTCTCAATCCGCATATGCTCTGGATGTTGCTCGTAATCGTCGTATGTGGGCTTTGAAATGCCCAAATGACGAACAAGCGCCGCTTTGGTTACTCCCTTGCTTTCGCGAACTTGTCGAAGCGTCTTCATCTGCCCTCCTCTCGCGTATAAGTGTAATTAGACTTCACCAACAGGTCAAGAATAATTTTACTAAAATTGAAAATAGATTTAACCCACGGAAGGAGGCAAGGTGTCAATCGCATACAACATCAGGAAGTTGCGCGAGGTTTTTGACCTAACCCAGGCCGACCTTGCCGAGGTGGCCGGGGTCACAAAAAACGCGGTATCTCAATGGGAGAATGGTCGCGCGGAGCCCCGGATGGGAGCCATTGAAAGAATGGCGGCATGCTACGGTTTGCGTAAAAGCTACCTCATAGAAGATGGCGGCATGGATCAGATTGATCCGGTTACGAGGAAGCCGAGGAAGCCTGCTTATATTCCAGACGGTGCCATTCCCGTCTATTCCTCGGGCGAGGCGGCCGTGCCGCTGCTCACCCTGGGTCGCGTCCATGCGGGTGCGCTCACGGACGAGGAGGCGGCGGAGCACCGCGTCGAGGTGCCCGCGTCCGTGTGCTCGCGCCACCCGCGCGCCTTCGCTCTCGTGGTTGAGGGCACCTGCATGGATAGGGTGATACCGGAGGGCGCTCACGTCCTCGTTGACCCCGACCGCGAGCCGCAGAACGGTTCCATAGCGGTGGTCGAGACGGAGGCGTACCAGGCGGTCATGCGCCGCTGGTATCGCGGCAACAACACGCTCATGCTCGCGGCGGACAGCCACGAGGAGCAGGACGACATGGTGTTCGGCATGGACGATGGGCCGGTGCGCGTGATCGGCACCGTGGTCTGGTGGCAGGCACCCGAGGAGATGGAGTAGGTCAGATGGAGGATAGGATGATTGCCGCGATGGCCGCCGCGACCGATATGGCGGCGAACACGATGGACAGGATGCACCAGAACAGCGGGTCGGGCTCTCGTCTCATGTCTTCCTCCTTCGGGTGGTGAGCATATGCCGAGTCTCTTCGACATGTCGCTCGACCCGACAGTTGTCGTGGCGGTGGTGTCCGCCCTATCCGCCGTCGCGTCGGCGTTCGTCTCGTGGTCTGGCCTGCGCAGGCAGAGCCTGCCGGACGTGATTGCCTACGTCGGCCCCTCTCCGGAGTTCCCCGACTTCGCCGCCCTGTACATCCGCAACGTCGGGAACGCCCCTGCGTTCGATGTGAGGGCGGAGATTGACGGGGAGATGCCGGATGCCTTCGAGAAGTGGGGAGGGGGCGCGTCAAAGTCGTTCATCGAGACGGGCGTGCCGATGCTCGCGCCCGATGCGGTGAGGGGCGTCATGGTGGCCCCGTTCGATGTTCTCATGGAGTGGGATGCGCCGGCGTCCCTCGGCGTTTCCTGGGCTCGGCGGCAAGGCGGCAGGCTCCGGATGTCTGGCAAGTATCCTGTAGAGTTCCGGTCCTTCGGCGGTGTCCTCACCGGCGGAGGAGAGTACTCCTACGAACTCAGAAACATCTCGGAGAGCCTTGGCAGGATAGCCTCCGCCGAGAAGTCGCGGGAGTTCATGAGCAGAATGATGCGGAGGTAGGAATAAGGCCCCGCGCATATGGGCGGCAACCCTGCGCGAGGCCCTGCAAAAGTACCAACCCGACGAGCGGGAGGTGGGAACATTATATGGCAAGTGCGGTGATTTACGCGCGATACTCCTCGTCCGGGCAGCGCGAGGAGTCGATAGAGGACCAGGTTCGCGTCTGCACTGAGGAGGCGCGCCGCAACGGCGACCGCATCGTGCGCGTGTACGCCGACAGGGCTACCTCCGGCACCACGACGAATCACCGCGCCGCGTTCGCGGAGATGGTTGCGGACAGCGCGCGCGGGTGGTTCGAGAAGGTCTACGTCTACAAGACCGACCGCTTCGCCCGCAACAGGTACGACAGCGCGATCTACAAGACGAAGCTCAAGCGCAACGGCGTGCGCGTGATCTCGGCCACGGAGCGCATAGAGGACGGTCCGGACGGCATCCTGTTGGAGGCCGTTCTTGAGGGCATGGCGGAGTACTACTCCGCGAACCTCGCCGAGAACGTGAAGCGCGGGCTGCACGGCAACGCCCTCAAGTGCAAGCACAACGGCGTGAGGGTATACGGCCTCGACCTCGGCGGCGATGGCTTCTACCACGTCAACGAGGAGCAGGCGCGCGTGGTGCGCACCATGTTCGAGATGTACGACGCCGGCAGCGGCTTCCCAGAGATAGTGGACGCCTTGAGGCCGTGGCGCACGCTCATGGGCAAGCCGTTCGACATGCGCACGATCTCGAAGATGCTGCGCAACGAGAAGTACGCGGGCGTCTACATGTACGGCGGCACGCGGGTCGAGGACGGCGCGCCGGCCATCGTAGACCGCGAGCTGTTCGACCGCGTGCAGCGCAGGCTCGCGCTGCGTACGAGGAAGAGGAGGGGCACTGTGGAGTACCTGCTTTCTGGCAAGCTGTTCGACGTGGACGGCAACCGCTACCAGAGCAGCAGCGGGCACGGCAAGAGCGGCCGGAAGTACACGTACTACCGATGCCCCGCCACGGGGCACATCGTGCCGCAGGAGAAGCTGGAGCGCGCGGTCGCCGAGGAGGTGCGCGCGTTCCTCGACTCCGACCACGTGGCGAGCATCATCGCCGACCTCGTGATGGAGGAGCAGGAGGCCGCGCTGTCCGACGACCTCGACGCCATGGACGCGCTGCGCAAGCGTCTCGCGGACAACGAGCGCGAGCAGGCGCGCATGGTGGACCTCGCCGCGAAGACGGGTGCGACGGACGCGGTGGCAGCGAAGCTGGACGAGCTGGTGGCGGAGCGCGAGGCGGTCGCCGACGAGCTCGCGGAGCTTGAGAGGGGCACGCCGGTGTTCGACCGCGACCACGTTGAGCTCTGGGTCCACGAGGTGGTCGGCAAGAGGGACCCGCTTGAGGTCATCGCGCTGTTCGTGCGGCGCGTGGTGCTCGACCGCGAGGGCGAGCGGTTCCACGTCGAGTTCATAATCGACGGCGGGAGGGGAGATGATGGCGGAGATAGCACGAACCCCCGCCCGGACGCGCCGGATGGGGGTTCGTGTAAGTCGCGAATGGCGGGGTACGTGCGAGTTAGCACGAACACCTACGTCTACGGCATACGCAGGGGGTTTGCTCTCCTAGTAACCGATGTGACGCTGTGACTATCCTATCACGAGTTGCTGACCTGGGTAGATTCGGTTGGGGTCTGCGATGCCGTTCGCTGCTGCGATCTCCTGATAGGTTGCGCCGAACTTCTCGGCGATGCCCGAGAGGGTGTCGCCGCTCTGCACCGTGTACGTGTGCTTGGTTGATGCCGTTCCGCCGATGGGGATGGACAGGCGCTGCCCGGGGTAGATGAGGTTTGGGTTCTGGATTCCGTTGGCAGCCACGATGGCGTCCACGGTTACACCGTAGTGCTCCGCGATAGCCGATAGCGTGTCGCCAGAAACGACGGTGTAGAGCTGGCTGTCGCCGGAGCCGCCGCCGTTCACAACGGCTCTGACCTCCTCGGCTCGGCCGCAGATGTCGAGAACGGTCGAGCGCAGGGGGTCGTTCCCGTATACGCCTTCCCACACCTCGTCAGCGAGTTCGTCGGCGGAAGCGTCGTGGATGTGGTTGATCATACTCTGAACCTCGTCATACCGAGAGCCGCAGTAGTCTCGGCGAGCCTGGTCATTGAGCCCATTCTCGGCGATGTATGCGATGAGATCGATGGTGCGACCTGCGGGTGACGTAGAAGTGTCTGGCTCGACTGGTTCCGGGACGGGTTCCGGCTCTGCTCCGTTTGGGCATGCGTACGCCTGCCATGCGGCGCTGTCTCCGTAGAACTTGTTGAGGTCGAGTGACCCTCCATACCCTGCAAGCCGTCCATTAGAGCTGTACTGTCGGATGGCGCACGAGTATGCCCCTTCGTTCCACGGTGACTCCTGATAGCCGGTTGCATCCATATCGGCATACTGCGCTACCCAGTTACCCGCGTTCAGGGACTTCGCGATGTCCCACGGGAACACCGACTTCGATGCGTAGATGAGCGGCACGATTCCCGTGCGCTCAACGATGCGGCGGCACACCGCGTCGAGATAGGATAGGTCACCCCATGCTGCATTCTGGTTCTGTTCCCAGTCCACGCAGAGCGTGCCCTTGCCTATCCAGTTCAGCACGCTATCAACGAAAAAGTCGGCTTCCGCCTGCGCGTTTCCTCCCGCTACGTAGTGGTACACGCCGAACAGCTTGCCGACCGACCGGGCAAGCTCAACCTGCCGGCAGCAGTCCGGTGATGTGTATGCAGTTCCCTGCGTCGCCTTGCAGATGGCGAAGTCGCATGGAACGGCAGACAGGTCGATGCCGGCCTGCCAGTTCGAGATGTCTATGCCGTTAAGCGCCATAGAACCCTCCCTTGATCGTGTAGAAGTACTTCCAGTCTGTTTCTGCGAGCTCTTCGCGCGTCCACCCGCGCTGCGAGTTCTCGCCGCTCGCCGGGTCTCTGACCCAGTAGGAGCCGTTTTCGGAGAGCCATATCAGAACGACGTGGCCCTCGTAAGACTCATCGCCGAGCTCTCCGCTCATTCCTGCGAAGGCGAGCCATCCGTCATCGACGGCATCAAGTACTGGGTCGAGTTGGTAGGAGATTTCGGATTGCTCGATCTGGTACTCGGGGTAGTGCTCCGCTATCCACGAGCAGAGCTTCCCAGGGTCGTTGACCCCATCCGTGAGGCACGAGTCGCCGACGGCATCGGCGAGCATGAGGGGCGTCACGTCCTGCAGGGTCATGTACTTGATGGCCATGGAGGCGCACACGAGGCCGCATCCTGCCTCTCCCACGGTGCTGCCCGCATATGGCACATCAGCCCACTGCGGGTCGTCCTGCAGCCACAGAGGCATCCAGCTGCCCTCCGGTATCGGACGGTCGAGAATTGGCCCTACGGCCTCCGAGCGTCCCTGCTCGCGCGCCTCTGCGAGCGCCTGCGCGTCCTGCCCTGCATGCCCTACCATAAGAAGGCCCCACAAGCATGTCGCTGCGAGCGCGCCAGTGAGGAGCGATGCGGCGAGCTTAGTTCTGCTCATCCTTGCCTCCGACGTTGCCGAGAGCGAGAAGGGCATCGAGCCATTTCGAGGTGATGCCAACGCCCTTGAAGAGCGTATAGGCGGTCTGAACCCCGCCGATGAGAGCGAAGATGCACGTCACCCATCCTGCTGGGTCGGCTGGGATGCCTCCGACGAGCGCGGTGATTGCGCCGGCGATAACGGACGCGGCGAGCGCGATGGTGCGCGCGGCGTTGCCGGTCAGAGCCTCGCTCTTGATGGCCTGGACGATGAACGGCACGACGACGGATAGGACCACCGCTGCGATTGCCTGGATTTCGGTCATTTCTTTCTCCTTTCTTAGGCCACATGCGCGGCCATGATCTCCCTGTAGAGGGCGGTGCCGGAGCCGTTACCTCCGAGCATGTCGTGGTACTCGCGGAATACCTCCTCTGCCTCCTGTTTGTCAGCTGGGGTGCAGGGGGTGCCGTCTACGACGTACCGGCGGTGCATGTCTGCGAGCCGGCAGTAGAGCAGCGTTTTAAGGATGTGCCGCGTTGTTTCGCGGTCCTTCGCCGCCTCTTTGCGGGTCTCCTCGCGAGCCTTGTCCGACTCCGCCTTGGCTTGGGCGCGCTCCTTCGCTGCTCCCTTGATTCCGCCCATCGCCCATCCGACTGCGATGCTCACTGCGGATGTGATTGCCGTGACGGCTATCTGCGAGAGAAACGGGTCCATGGGTCACCTCCTTCTGTCCGTGTTCCTGCGGGCATCATCTCGGAGGTGTCGCTATATGAAAAAAGCGCCCACGAAGGGGCGCTTGATTGTGGCTATTCGGAAAGTTCCCATCCAGCCGGGTAGGCATCCGGCGACCATGAGTTGCCGTCGATTTTCGAGACGTACACGGGTCCGGATTCGTCCGGGTAGTGAACCTTGTCGCCGGTGTTGTAGGCGTCGTGCGCCCCGGTCGGCTGCTGCCACACGGGGATGCTGTCGCCGGCGGGCGTGATGTGCGTGTACAGGCTCTCGGTGCCGCTTCCCGGGACCCATTGCGCCTGCGAGGTGTGATCCTGCGCGACGCGGTAAACCTCGCCCTCGTACGTGAGCAGGTCGCCGTGCTTGTAGTCCTTGCCGACCTCGAAGGCGGGGATGAGGCCGGAGACGCTGATGGCCTGCTCATCGGTGAGGCTCGCCGCCATTGTCTGGATGGACAGAGTTGCCGCCGTGCGAATCTGCGCGAGCTGCGGTGCTGCCGCGCTGAACGTCTTGGCGATGGTTTCCAGCGCCTTGATGCGCTCGTCCTGCGGAGTCTCCGAAGCCTCCGCCTCGTCCCATAGCTCATCGAAGGAAGCCTCTGCCTCCTCATGCGTGATTGCCTTGACGAGATGCACCTCGTCGGCGACCCACTGCTCGCGCTGCTCGCCTGATGTCTCGTCCTCGGTTGTCTCCTTGGTGATGTTCTTGCGGAGCCATACGTCCGCCTGCCCGTCTGGGCGCTGCTCGATCTTAACGGCGTCGAGCGGTGTCGCCGAAACTGTCTTTTGCATGCGCGCTCCTAGATACGTATCGCCTTGCGGCTCGCATCGTAGCGTGCATGTCGTTTCTCGCGATGAGTTCGTCGCAGTCCGCATGCTTGAAATAGCCCATGTAGCTCGTGACGCGCCGCGCCCTTCGCAGGCACGGCTTCCTGTTGAACCTTCTGAATGCTCTCATGCCGCGCAGGAACGTGCCGGCGCGGACCTCGACGTGCGACGGCCTCACGGCGTATCCCGCCATGTCGATGGGCTCGTCCTCTCCCACGCGGCATATCTTCCACGGCTTGAGCTCAAGTCCCAGCTCGCTCCTCATGTACCTCTCAAGCGAGCGGGCTGCGGCTTTGAGGTCGCGCTTGTCGTTGCCCATCAGAAGCACATCGTCCATGTACCACAGCTGGTGCGCAACCAGCGCCCGTTTCTTTCCACGCCTTTCCTTGTGCAGCCCCTCGACGTGGTGGTACGCGAACGACAGCACGAGCTGTTCTGCGCGCAGCGAGAAGTAGCTGCCGATCTCAAGGCCGCCGCCGGTATAGGTGGCGAGGAGCGATTCGATGCAGTAGAGGACGTCAGGCGAGGCGACGTACCTGCGGAATATCCCCAGCACGACGTCGTGCCTGGTGGAGGGGTAGCACTTTCGCACGTCCATCTTGACGAAGAAGCGAGGACCCCCCCCGCTCACCCATTTACGTATGGTCCGCATGGTGAAGGTCGCCCCCTTTCCCTTTACGCTCGACGCCTGGTAGTGACCAACCCGCGCCTTGAGGAAGTCGGCGCAGCAGTGGACAACTACGTAATCGACCAACTGCTGCTTAACGGATGAAACGCCGATGGTGCGCACCTTTCCGTTCGTCGGCTCTATGTGGTCGTAGCGATGGATGGGCTCGAGCGCAAGTCGGCGCTCCTCGATCTCGCGCGCCACCTCGTCTATGAGGTTCGCCGCGCTCCCGTGCTCATGCGCGACGCGCCATGCGTTTTTCTTGCCGGCAGGGGCATCGCGCCATTCGTGGTACGCCTCCTCCACGATGGCGCGATCTATCGTGAGGCCCCTGCAATAAGTCTTCATTCCGACCGTGTTACCTCTCTGGTTGCCGTCCGAGCGTTCGCTTGCGCTACCAGCCCGGTGGTCGTGGCCATTTTCGTCGGTTGACGAGGCATGCCCGCTGCCGTCCGGAAACGGAGGGCGCGGGTAGACGCGGCGTAATGAGAGCGAGGCGCATGTCAACCAGATTGGCGCGACCCGATGTTCCACCTGGCGTTCGACAGGGCGTTGTTGCCGTTGACGTACCACAAGCCCGCATTCGAGCCGTTGTTCAAGTTGCCCAGAGCGTGGAACAGAAGAACATCGGGAGCCGTCGCCGCGAATCCCTGGGCTGGATTATAACCCATACCCTTTAGGAGGGGGCTTCGCCCCCTCTCGCCTCACGGCGATTCACCCCCTTGAGCGACCAGTGCCAGAGAGGCGCGACCCGATGTTCCACCCGGCGCCCGACAGGGCGTTGCCGCCGCCGACGCACCACAAGCCCGCAACCGAGCCGCTGCCCAAGACGCCCAGAGCGCGGAACTCTCGCTCCGCGTTGGTCGTTTGCGCGTGAGTGTACGT